GTATGCCAGAATACATTAAATGGGGTCTAGGTCTAATGTTTATCCATGTATTTGGTTTTAGAAATCTGCTAAGAATGTTTCTGAAGAAGAAGCTAAACCCACCAACATGAACAATTTTATAGTCACCAGTGTTTATGCCAATATTAAATGCTCCATAGTCTCCTTGCTTATCAGTCTTATAGACAAATAAATATCCAAAACTAGAAAAAGAAAAACAGATATTACCAACAATAAGCCTAGGCTCGTCACCTACACTAGTGCTTATAACTGTCCCATCATCAAGCTTGGAACTTCCTTCACCAACATATAACTCAAGACCAGAGTCAACAGATAGCGAGGTAGCTGTACCAGTACTCCATTTCGAAGACATATCAGAACTATAACTACCAGTGTCAGAACTGTAATATAGAGTGTTAGAGCTAGAGTTAGGCTTACATAGAGGTAATCCATCAAGAGAGTTAACACCAATGATGGAATGTTGATACTTATAAGCACCATAAGAACCATCAAAGTTATAAGAACGACAATTGTAATTACCATTATATGCACCATTAGCAATAACTTCATTAGCTCCAAATCTGGCACCAATATCATAAGTATTGTCAAAATATGGAGTATGACTACTAATAAAAGTCAAAGATCCATCAGAATTAATAGTATAGAATTCTATCTTGCCATTAATAAAGACTAATAAATCTTCAGTACAATATAATTGCCTTCTATGATTAGCATTAGGACTCTTAAGAACAGAGCCACAAGAAAAGGCACCAAGATTGGTACTAGTCTCATTATTATAGCCATATATGTATCCATACCCATTGTAACAGTAATATTGATATTTACCACTAGGTGTCCTAGTAAACATAAATGAATCTATGCTAGTAGGAGTAATTGTCTCAACATCAGCTGAAAAACTAAATGAAGATAAGTTTCTAATAACACCACCAATGCTATTCATCATTGCCATTTGATATCTATTTTCATGCTTAGCAAATAACATGCCAGAAACAAATTCTCCATTGTCCTGTATTGAAGTAGCACCATTCATATTGCTAACCAAAGATGACCATCAGCTTTACCAGTAGGAGCTGTAGACGAAATAGTGAAATCAGGAGTACCATCAGAACCATCAGCTCCAGCAGGGCCTTGTTCACCTTGGGGACCCTGAATACCTTGAGGACCAGCATCACCCTGAGCTCCATCAGCACCGTCAGCACCGTTAGCGCCTTTTATATTTCCAAGTAATGACCATGAACCACCACTCTTACCATACAGGTTGTAAGTGGAAATATCAATCCATGAATCTCCATCATTACCATTACTGTCAGTAGGAGCAAAAGGAAAAGTAATCAAGGACGAACCATCAGCTCCGTCTGCACCGTTCAGACCATTCGTACCATTAGTTCCATCAGCGCCATCTTCTGGAACTGGAATTGAAAAAGTGGAAGTGCTTGAATCACTATATGTAACCTCATACACGTGGTCAGTAGTAGTAGTCTCTTTAAAAGAAACTCCGGTTATACTAACACCATCATCACCGTCACTACCACTAGCACCAGTAGCACCAGGACTACCGTCGGCGCCATCAACACCATCGGAAGGGATAGGTATCTGAAATTGAGAGCTAGTACTATCATCATAAGTGATAGTATAAACATAGTGATTCTCAGTAGTATTGCTCAAAGAAACACTGGAAATACTGCGACCATCATTACCGTCGCTACCATTGGTTCCATTAGTTCCATTAGTTCCATCAATACCATCAGCACCAGCAGGAATAGCGAACGAGACAGACCAAGCACCAGAAGATTTACGGTAGACAGTCCTACTAGAATTATCAAGATAGGAATCTCCATCATTACCGATTCCAGAGGTAGGAATGCCAGTGCCACTAAGAAAAGACTTTCCATCAGCACCATCAACGCCATCTGAACCATCCTCACCATTAGCGCCAGTACCACCTTGGGGACCAACAGGACCAGGAACACCAGACTTGATATATACAGGACTAGGGTCGCCACTAGTAAAATTAATATGATATAAATCCTCACCAGCTTCAGCATCATGACTAATAAAAGTCATATTAACTATACTTCTAGTTTCAAGACCATCGATCTCAACCTTAAAAATAATATCATTGAAATATTTTAATAAATCATTAACGTCATGACTAGAAATACCAGAAATAGTGATAGTGATATTGCTAACATACCTTGTGCCAGTATCATATTCAAGAGTACCAATAGTGCCATCAGCGAGAGTGAATTCGAATATTCTAGTAGAACCAGAAGTATTAATCAGTCTAAGCTCAGTAATATTATCGTCGAACTCAAAAACACCAGCAACACGCTCTTTTATAATCCTATTCATTTATCGCTCCAATCGAATCATTTAACAAGCACCTCTTTTAAGATGATTGCACCAATTGCACATATGAACCAAATAACAAGCTTCTTTCTGTCAGCTTCAAGTGCGTTTAATCTATTATTCGCAACTTTCTGTTTTTCTTTAAGCGTTGCCATTTCTACAGAGTGCAAGTCTTGAGTTTTGTTGAATTCTTTTAATGTATCATCAAGACTACTAACAGTAGTATTTAGATGCTTTAATGTTTCTTCAACCCTTACAAGTGCTATATCATCAGTCATAGCTTCTCCTTACTTCATGAAGACTTGAAATAGCCTCCATAAAAATATTTTATTGGATGTCTCTAGATGCAGGAATAAGCAAACTAGCATCCTTGACATTGTTGTTTATAGTAACCAAGTCAGATGTTTTAGCGACTAAAGATAAGTCAACGTTCTCTAATATATCTGTCTTGAGCTTTATAGCATCCACAGTTGAACGAGTAGCCAAACCACTAATATCAGTATTCTCAATGGAATTTAGTTTATCTCTATCGGTAGACGTAAATTGCTCATTGTTAGGAGCAACGTAGTCATTAGCAGCTAATCTACTAGAGATAGCAACATCGAGATTATTTAATCTAGCATCTGACGCCAAGACAGGATTAGTTGGTATAGCATTTACACTATCTTGAGTAGCCAGAGTGCTTATGTCTAGGTCAGCTTCAATACTCCCTACAGCTTTTGAAGAGTCAGTAGTATTGTTAAAGACTACAAAGTATGATAAGGTATTATCCCTAGCACTAAAATTATATTGATATAAGCCATCACCAACATTTGTGGTTGCCTGAGCATTCACCACCGTAGCTTGTGTCTCTGCGTTTTTGATAGTCACAGTTACAGTAGCAGACTCATTTCCAAATTTTCCATATATAAACATATTATCTCCTATGGTACTATGTTAAGTACACCAGCATTGTTCCACACATCACCACTAGATAGTCCATCTGCAGATGTAGGAAGTCCACTAAAGTTTATTGAAGTAGCTTTAATTGTTCCACTTACTTCTAACTTTTCTGACGGAGATGTTACACCTATCCCTACGTTACCTTCAACAATTAAATTCTCTTCTATTGTCATGTTAGCACTTTCATCTCCGTAAGAAGGGTGTGCTTTTTTGATTCTAACATCTCCAAATAAATCAGTTGTACCATATGGAGCAGTTACAATAGGATTAAAAACAGGTGCAACAGTTAAATCGTTACCTGTGTTAGCAGTTAAGTCAGTAATAGTATATCCTTCAAAATTTGCATTGTGTCTAATCGAAAATTGTGCAGTCGGAGAAAGCCGCAAGTTTTTTCCTACTATTACTCTAAGATAAAGCGTATTACCTTTAACTTTCATCTGTAGCTTTACTCCGTTTTGTTCTCTGAGTAGGTGTCTACCTGAAAATATTTGAGGAGTGACATCGTGCCAAGTATCAGCTGGAGGGTTTGCTCCATAATATACACTCATGTAGTCGTTATTATAAGTAACAGGTAGGACAAATTTAGTAGTAGTACCATAACCTCCACCTGATACAAGCATGTAAATTTCAAAAATACCCTGCAAAGCTGACCTACTAAAAGAAAATACTTCAACATAGTCCCCAATTACTTTACCAGAAAGAGGTATATCCTTTGTATGTTCTTTTAATGCTGGACTTGTCACCCAACTTGCTTGACCATTAGCATCTGAAACAAGTATCTTATCTTGCCCTTGATTACCATCTTGTAGTTTTAATTTTGATGTAATTAAATTGTTAGCATCATCAATAATAATTCCACTATTCTGTATAGCTCCACTTGTTCCATTAAATCTAACAATAGCATTATCTGTAGAAGACGCCACTTTATCTACCTTATTCTCAAGCGAAGTATTAACATCTGCTATAGCACCATCAAGGCTCTCTTCAAAAACCATATCATCTCCCTTTAAAGATTGAAGCCATTCAGCTTCAGTTCCGACAAAGCCATTATTAACTGCAACATCATATGCAGATTCGCCTTTGTCACCATCAGTACCATTCCACACCGAGAATTCAGTAATAGTACCATTCGTCATTGTCATAGCATAAACATCTATAGTGCCTTCACTCCCGTCACCACTTGTGCGAGATACAGATTGAATACCAATACCATCAGTACCATCACTACCGTTAGCACCATTTATTCCATCCTGACCGTCAACTCCATCTACACCATTGATACCATGCGTAACTTCAAACGCAGATTGGTTACCATCAGTGAAAGTTATAGTGTGGATGTCAGAAGTCCCAGCACTACCGTCACCACTAGTACGATGGATTGACTCTATGCCAACTCCATCCTTTATGCTAATATTTACGTCACCATCAATAGTTTCAATAACTAAATCATTACTATGCTCATTGACAGTGTTCGTAATCTTCTGTACATAAGTCTTTTCTTCTGACTCATACTCAAAGTTCTGAGAAGTGTCTTTTTCAAATCCACATCCAGTAAATGTAAACGTTATAATAAATATAGCAAGTAAATTCTTCATGTTATCCCCTTCGCGTTACTTCTATAGTACAAGCAAGGTCAGAATATATAACATCAGTGTATGGACTTAGCGCAACTAGTCTATAGTATGTAGTCCCGTCATTTGTGTACTCATGCTTACCTGAACCTAAATCCTGAACGTAAGTGCCATTAACAACTATATCATTCCATTCTGTACTATCCACAGGTATTGGTGATGTAGATATAGCTCTACCACTAACAACTAGTGCTTCTCCCTCAGTTATATTCTGTAGGTCGAAAGTAATATTATCTATCACAAGAGCCTCACCATATTCTCCTTGAATAGTGATGCTACCACTAGCAGAACTATCATAGTTGTTATGACTAAAAGAAGCGCCAAACGTAGGATATAGAGATTCTATATTCTCACACCCAGCAATGTTAATACTACTCTCAGTATAGCCAAGGTCAACACCATTGATGTAGTATTGTCTATTATAATCTAAGACTATATTGTTTGAAGATACAGACCAAACACCCTTCAACAACGATGTAGTATCTGAATCTATACCTAAAAATTTCCAACATTCCCCATTTGGATTGATTAGAAGTACATTCATAGTATTTGCTGGATATTTTCCAATTACAACCTTCAGTTCAGAAGTAATAGATGCAGGAAGTACTTTATCAAATATTACATTTAGATTACTTGAGTCAGAAGCATTTCCAGAGATACCAGTAGCAGTATATATTTCAGAAGAACTCTCTCCATCAGTACTGAACACAGCTTTATGCCCTTCCTTTATTACTCTTTTTACGTCTTCATCAGTATACGAATTAGTTGTAATTTGAGTGTCTACGTACGATTTGATAGTCGAAGCATTAAGGTCAGTCTTAACCCACGTAGTACCGTTATAAATGTAAAGACTGTTTGTAGCATTCCCACTAAAAAATTGAATTAACCAAGAAGTGTTTTCGTCATCAGCAACGATTGCCATGTCGTCAACTTCCATACCTACAATAGTTCCAAGTTCAGCGAATGTATCTACCCTATAGATTAAATCATCTTGTAGCTTAGAATAAGAAGTTCCATTCCAGACATACGCTTTATAATCTGACCTATCTATATATAGCATAGATTCCTTCCCTTTAGTAGGAAAATCACTCGAGCTTGGGTACTGCTCAGTACCACCACTCGAATTACAATATTGAAATTTACGGTAATTACGCATCAGTATCCTCCGTAAGTACCACAGTATAAGACTTAACATTATCAAAACACCTAACCCATGCCTGCGTTCCACCGAGTACCTTCTCGAAGTTTAAAACATGACCAAACATATTAGCATCTGGTGGTGTCTGGTTTTCTGTAAAGGCAATGTATGCGTTAGTATTTCTATTAACTTCTATATAATTGATGTTATTTATGTCACCTATAGCAAACCATGTGTCACTCTCAACTCTTACATTACTAGTTATCATTTAATTCTCCTAAGTAATCGTATCCTTTCTGAAGAGTGCTGCGATAATCGTGCTCCTCTCCACCATAGAATCTAGGCTCTTGTCTGGCTTTGAATAATGTATTATATTCATACCAATCTGAGTTAGATTCTCTTACTTCTCCAGCTATGTCCTTCCATACGTTAGGAACAACAAAGCTAGACCATTTTCTAGGTTCTGACCATACCTCTCCATCAAGTGTTGCTGTAGACTCTGTAAAGTCCATAGCTCCCTCAACCGGATTAGCTGAAGTAAGGTTAGTACCTGTAATGTCAGAAAGCACCATTAATCCAGCAGTTAATGCTAATGCTTTCTTAGGGTTATCGTACGCTAATTTAGCCGTACTAGGAACAACACTTGCTCCCCATTTTGCAAATACTCCTATCCCATATTTGTCAATGAATTGAATCATGTGTGGTGCAACTTCATCCATTTGACCGTATAAGTCATTAGATTCAGCCACAGCCTTTTCGATAGGGATGTTACGTCTAAGCTTGTGTTTAACACTAGCATATCTTCCCATGCTATCAATCATACTAAATGCGTCCAATGATGCTTGTCCTAGAGTTCCTCTTTGGTTTAGCAATACATTGTTTGCTATCATATCAGCAGTCGCATTATTACCCGTAACATTACTAGTGAAGTGCGAGATAATGTCACTATTACCTACAACACCATCAGCAGTATTTACAGATAGTCCTGCGTCTAACATCTTATGAAAGTCATTGTCTTGAAGCGCTCTGAATTGCTCAGCAGCTTTAACCCTGTCTCCTTTGATTACAGATGTATCATATGCTTTTCTTAGCTTTTGATACGCTCTAATATCATCGTATGCAGACATATAGTATTTCTTCATTTGCATTGGGTTCTGTCCCATCATCAATCCATTTGTTAGATTAATCAACACAGCGTTCTTAAAACTAGATACATTCTTAAGTACAACATTTTGCTTAAACCTAGTAACTAACGAAGTAGCTACCCTATCTATAGTTTGAGCAGTCTTGTTATTTTGCATGAATTTAGTTTGTCTTCCTACCTCGACTCTACCAACTAGTTTTTCGTAGTATTCTTTCTTGATATACATACCAGCTATATCTGAGTCAATCGCAGTCTTATCCGACTTCTTAATTCTTACAAAACCTTCCTTTTTCTCTTTAGAGATAAGTCCGTCATACTTCTTGAGATTGTTTAGTAGTTGCTTCTTAGCATATTGCTGAGCACCTTTTGTAGATATACTCGTCTCAGTCTGACCTAACATCTCTGCTAAGTCTTTAACTCTACCTGCTTCATCTCTCTTTTTTGCGTCGGCTACCTGATAGAATTTACCGTCCTTTAATCTTAGCCCTTTTCTTCGTGCTAATGCTATTTGACCTTTTATATCCATAGGTATCGGCTCATCAAATGTCTGTTCTATTGTACCTAAAACATTGTGCATTTTATCATTACCAAACACCCCAGACTCTCTTCTAGTTGCTGTGTCATATTCAACTCTTCCATTTTCATTGATAGTTTTACCTCTATCATAGAACTCTTGAATATAACCCTTGTGATAGTTCATCACATCATCAGCTGACTTAAAGTGTGCCCTAGCTCTTTGGTGTTGTGAGACAGCTAAATCTGTCATCGTGTCGAACTTAGAAGTACCAACATTAGCCTCATACCATTTCCATGAATTATTTTGGTTAAGTGCTTGGATAGTGATTAGCTTGTCTACATCCTGAAGTCTATTCGGGTCAATTCCGAAGTTCTTTACGATGTTCTCAGCATTTATCATATATCCACCATATTGGTGTTCTCTTACTCCCATACCTCTTGCAGTATCTGTAATAGCGTCCCCAGCTATATCCATTAAATCCCTATTTGCTTTGACAAAGGCATCAGCCTCGCTCTTAGTATTTATACCATATATTGTACTCGCATCAGTTTCCCAAAAGTGTTTGAGGTAATCCTCTTGCTCTTGCTTTGTGAAGTTCTCATTAATAAAGTCTCTCATGTAAGACCCTCTTTGCTTGGCTTCCTTTCTCAGGTTAGTAGTCATTCCAGCTAGTCTAGTGTACTGCTGGTACACAGCATCATCTTGCCATTTGGCTTTTATATGTGACGATACATCTCTCCAATTCCTAGTGATTGCTACTTGTGACTTACGCCAAGCTCGTTTAATATCTCCTCTAGTTTGTTTGTCGATGTATTTCTCAGCAAACTCTTTAGCCATCTCTTCGGCTTTAGTGTAGATATTATGAAGTGCAGTCTTAATATGATTCCAAGCTTCTTGATATTTACTTCCCCTAAAAGCTTTCTCAAACTTGTTGTACATATCGTCATATGACTGTCTCCAGCCTTTACCCTGTTTAACGTCTTCGAATACTTTTGTAGTTTCTTTAACGATAGCAGGTCTTAGGTCTTTATACGGTACAGGTAGATACTTAGTAGTCGATAACGACTCCTCAAGAGCTTCAACGGTTTCTTCAATAGTATCTTCAACCATCTTGTGTCCGTTAATGTTCTTAAAGTTTTCCTCAGCTTCTATCCTGAACTCTTTAGTACTTTTCATACTATTGTGGATAATCGAACCATCTCTCTTGAAGAATTGTCTCTTACCCTTCGGTTTAAGGCTAGGGTTGAATTCAACCTTTGCCCTAAACTCATGGAAGATGCCCTCTTGAACCTCATTCCACTTAGTGATATTCTCTCCATTCTTAGGCTCTACTAGCTTAACTTTAGAGAAATCTTCACCCTGAAGTGCATACGCTAACATTCTCTCATATACATCATCATTAGTCCTAGCTTTAGCAATATCGAAGTCAGTAATCACAGCTTCATCAACCATAGCATCAATCATTTTATGATACTCATGATTACGTGAACTATACTCCGCCATTCTCTGGCGCATAATCTCAGTATCAGTCATTTGCTTATTAGCTGTAGTCTTAGGTCTCTTAACCTCCATAACATCACCAGGATTAATCTCAGTCTCTAAAAGGTTATCTTTACCCTTATTGAACTCAGCTTTTGATAGTGTACTTGCACCCTCAATCTCAACTTTGTCATCTAATTGTTTAACTATGTTGTTCATGAGGTCACCCTCTCTTATCTCATTAAGGATATCAGCATATACTTTCTTTCCTTTCTTAGATGAGACGATACTATTAAATGTAAACGAATCATGTGCTGAGTTCATACCTAGTCTTTTTCTCATCTCTCTATTAATGTATCCATCTATAGAGTGAATAATCCTAGGCAATAGTGTTACAGAATAAGGGTCTTTCATATCAGTAGATACCTTAGCAAAAGTATCAAACTTACCATCATTTATTCTAACACTAGTGTTTGCCTTAGTGCTGAAGCTAACTTCAAACCCATCAGGCATTGTATATTTATACTCTCCATTAGTAGAGTTTTTGTGTATCTGTGCTACTGCATCTTGATACGCTTTAAACATAGGACTAGCATCAGCAAATTCCTCAACTGTATCGTTGATGAACCTGATAGCGTCTTCCTCAGTTCTTAGCCATGGATTCTCCTCCATAACTCTAGCTGCTAAGCCTTTGTCAGTTGAACCATATCCCTTAATCATGAAGATTGTTTTAATCTCATCTTTAGTAATAGGTTGCTTATACTTCTTAGCAAACTTATCAGCAATAGCCTGTCTAAACTCAAGATTCTTCGGACCAATATATGCATTGTCAAATAGCTTACTATCACCTAATGTTACAGCAATAATCTGAGCCATTGAGTTTTTAGCATCAATCCTCTTACTAATAGCCACAGCTTTCTGAGGCTCTACCTTCTCGTTAAGATTGTATCTATTCTTAGACCTATGAGCAATCATCCTCTTAGCATAATCTTGTGCTTTCTTGATAGCTTTGTTAGTGTCCAGTCTAGGGTCAATAACATTCTTATCTAAAATAGCTTTATATTTAAATGCTAAGTCATCACTCTCTCTAATAAGGTAGTTACCAAACTCATCAATATCTCTCATCTCTGAGCTATTAAGGATAGGTCTACCACCACCATTAGTGTGCATATTACCACGCTTTCTAATAATGGTACCATCTTTTCTGTACGCTTCATAGGCTTTAAGCTTAGCTTGTCTAATACCTTCATATGCTTGCATATCAGCAGGTTTAACTTGCTTAGCTTTACCACTAGATACCACAGGATTAACTCTAGTCTCTTTGTGTAAACCTATCCTAGAATATGCAAAGTCTCTATCAGCTGTAAATCTATTGAGCTCTTCAGGTGTAAGATTCTCGGCTCTACTCACATGATATTCATCAGCAAGTCTATAAGATTCTCTAATGGCGAACTCTTCCATACTGAGCTTACCATCTCTGAATTGCTTAAGGTCATGCCTTCTAGTATAGTATCTTTGTATTTCTCTAACGTTCTTATCGTAAGTCTTAAGAGCTAAGATATCATCTATTGTTGCATTCTTGTTTCCTGCTAATGTTAGCTTAGTAAGCTCGTCCTCAACCTTTCTATAAATATCTGTTTTATTTAAAGTCAACTTTGTTGTTACTTGACTATTAAGCTGAGAATACTTAGCCTCATCACTTAAACTAGCAAACCCTTTTTCCCACATAAAAGGCTTATCCTTTTGACCATGCATAGGCTTACCTTTGCTATCTGTAGAATTAGCGAAGTCCCATCTTGCCTTAACCTCTGTCTCATACGAGTCCATATTCTTAGGCTCTGGAACCTTACCATTCTCTGTGATAAGGGCATGCTCATAATTATCTAGGTCTTGCTTAGATACTTCCTTCTGTCTTGCTGCAGTCTTCTTGAGCTCAACAATCTTCTCATCTATTATAAGCTTCTCATCTCCCTCAAGTTTCTTACTAGCGTCCATCAGGAAACTAATCTCATGATTAGTCTTAGCTTGAGCTACTTCATCAGGAGTCATATTATTAGTCCCCTTGAACCTAGCTTCATTATTGTTGTATCTAGCTGAGTTCTCTACCTTTAATGCAATAGCTTTTCTAAAAGAAGGTAAAGACTTCATAATCTGTGTTGCTGTATTAAGTGGATAGTTCTTGAATAGGACCGCTTGCTTATCTATGTTACCACCTTGTGGATTATTCAAGTAATACTCTGCATATTCTCTACCACCATCGTCATACTTTGTTTCTTCTAGCCTCTTTTTCTTCGGCATAGCAACGTCCACTTGGTCAGGTAATTCTTCCCCTGGGTCTTGCTTAAGATTTTTATGCGATTGTAGATTCATAGTACCTTTTACTGTCTTATCATTAAGGTCAGTATGTTTCATCTTACCTTTGTCAGATGTTCTAGTGTATGATTCTTTGATTATACTATCGAACTCTTTCTTGAGGTCAGGCACTACTATGTCACCTTTACCTCTAATGATATTGATAAGGTTCTGGATTCTTCTAAGCATAATCTTACCGATATGCTCTTTACCAAATACCTCATTGTAAGAATGTGGATTACTTGATAATTCAGCCATAAGCTCTAATGGGTCTTTCTCCCAAATATAAGAACCTTTACCTTTGTGTCCATACTTATCCTTGATTTGCTTATAAAGTTTATCAACTCTAGGCTTGAACTCTGCGGCATTCTCGTAATACTTATCCATTGTTGGTACGTGGTTAAGCTCATGTCTTATTACTGAGTCTACATAATTGCTAAACTCAGCTTCAGACCTCATACCCATCTCGTTTGCTTTTTTACGAAGAGCTTGAACATTGATATTAACTGTACCATTAGCATAATGATATTGTCCACCTGTTCCTTTTACACCCTCACCAAAAGTAATTTTGATATCAGGGTTGTATTTCTTGATGTTCTCAATAACGGTTCTAGTCTCATCACTAAGCCTATGGTAGTTTTGCTTTAAATCATCAATGTCTACAGCCTGTGAATTAGGCGTATCTTCATCAATGTCTTTTGCAAATGTCTGTTTTGCATTCGCTACCTTTGCATCAGCTTCAGCTTGTATCTCGTCAACACCATTGTATCTATTGATAGTGTCATAGTTTTGTTTTCCTATCTCACTACCTATTGGACTACCTTTGATATCATCAGGTTTAATCATATCAGCATTAACGTCTCGTGTCATCATTTCGTTGATATAAGCACCAGCTCTATTAAATTGCTTAGACTCAGCTATTCTACCAGTCCAATACTTAGCACGATTAATCTCTTTCTTAACCGTAGTCTTAGGCGTAGGAATATCAGGTGTTTCAACACCGTCAAGTTCCTCCTTTAAACCTCTTGCAAACTTGTTAATTTTAACTCTTTGCTTCATGGTAGTATTAGCTTTGTATGCATCTTTAGCTGCACCTGATACAACATCAGCTGTAGCCCCAGCAGCTCTAGATGCAGCTTCCTGCATTACTTTTAGACCAGTCTTAGCCTTAGCTGTAACTGGTGCCATCTTATCAGTAACAGGTTTAATCTTATCCATACCTGCTTTAACTGTATCTTTAACTTTACCCTGTATCTCTGCAGATTTAGCTTGATAATCTTCAGCTGACATACCTTTTGCAGTGTCTATTAAATTACCTGTGGCATCTTTAGCTTGAATACCTCTACCTACTATCTTAGTACCAGCAAAACCTAGTGCCGAAGATAGTATGGCATTTGTCATAACATCTTCTGGATCATCATTATACATTATTCCTAAAGCGGCATCCTGTGCAGCTAACTTCATAGCATTGTCTCTAGCATCTTTAGCTAGTGCTCTAGTATGTGCTCCAGCTTTAATTTTCTTACCAGCTTTTTGAGCCTCTTGTATTTTCCTAAAATTACCAAGTGCTAAGTCAGCACGCTTACCTAATGGATTAACCATGTACATTAAAGCTTCTGTACCAAACTCAGCATAATTATTACCATTGGCTTTTTCAGTTAATCTAGCATTCTCTTTAACACTATCTTCATAACCCTTTTGCTCTTGTCTAAGGTCATCCCTAGTCATGTTCCAAGCTTCACCAAAGACATGAGTCTTACGATTCTCTTCCCACTTATCACTAACTACATCTAATATATTACCACCATTTTTATATAGCTCTTGCGATGCTTGCTGTAGTGTACTAAATGTATCCGAAATAGTATCAGGTAAATCAACCGTTGTCTCAGCTAGACCAGTAACATTAGACATTATTACATCGCCTACTCTCTCTAGCTCACTTTGGTTATGATACTTATTGATATCATTAACCCTATCTAGGTCTACTTCTTGTTCAAACGACTCCTGAGAAATGAACGGATTCGCTCCGTGTTTCCTGATTTGTCTCGCTTCGCCGAAATCCATTCATGCTCCTTTATTCTTCTTCTTTAATCAATTTTGTTCCACCAAGCCCAGCCTTAGCCTTAGCTTGTTGTTTCGCCTTTTGCATTAACTTATCATGACCTAATGGCTTAAACTTAAACCCATCAACAGTAAAAGGAGTTAATCCGCTCTTTTCTATCTTGAAATTATTCCAACCATATACAGATAATGTATGTGCAAATGCTTCCTCTGGCTCAACTCCCTTTGCTATATTATTAACCAATGTAGAATAATATTTACTCTCTTTGCCTTTATTTAACTCTTCCTGGAAGTTAGTATGAAGTACATCGATAAAACCTTTAGCACTATCCTCGCCATTAGTAAGCATATCTCCATCGAAATCTATATCCTCTGGCTTGATATCCTTGTCATTCATTAAGCTTCTATATACTTTAGTATAGACCTTCTTGCCTAATCTTTCAAGATTGGCAGGATTGTTGAAAGTTTCTCTATAATAGGCTGAGGCAGTATCTCCAGCTTTAATTACTTTTGCATCTTCAGTTGCATTAAGTTCAGCTTGTGCTTTACGGTCAATCTTAGTCAATTCATGTTCTCTATCAAGAGCACTCTCCTTATTTGCTAACAGCTTAAGTTCCTTATCATGCTTAAGTTCTAACTGCTTTTGCTTAATGATTTTCTCATTTTCTAGAGCTTTTTCCTTGATTTTTTGTTGACTCTCAAGTTCTTTGACATTCAGTTGAGCATCATATAAATCATTCTTTTGCTCAGTCTGAGCATCTTGTTTGATTTGTTCCCTCTCTGTCATACCAGCTTGGTCGATTATTCTAAGGTCTTTAGTCTTTTGAATATTTTGCTCGTTGATATCTAACGCTTGTTGAGCCTTAATTCGGTTACCTTCATTGATACCTTCTTGCCTGATTTGAGTCGTTAATACATCTCTAGCATTCATCATCTCTTGTTGCTTAATATTACCTAGGATGGTTTGGTCTAACCTTACAGTCTTGCCAATCTCCTGAGTAGCATTAGTCATAAGCTGAGCACCAGCATTAATCAAAGCACCGCCATTAACATTCACAGACGGACCTGTGTTCCTACTTAGATTATCTAATAAACTCATAATTAAGCCTTAAAGATATCAGTCTTAGCAGGAGCTTTTGCCCCATCACTGAATTGGTTAAAATCATAGTTGAAGTTATGAATATTGTTAGCTATCTTCTTCTTAGCAGTGTGGTCTTCTTTAGCTCTAGATTCTTGTTGTTTCAAGATGCCAAGCTTTTCTTTTTCTATACCCAACCCTTGGTTTTGCATATATAGTCCGCCTAATGCAGTAAATGCATTAATACCATTAGTCCAATTGTTAGCTGTACCTATTCCGAATAAACCTGAACCTTGTGCGTTGTTATTTGTTCCAAAAGACATACCGTTTTTTTCCATAGCTTTCATAAAAGCTGTGAAGTCAAATTGTTCTGATGTTTGGTTTGAGCCAGAATTAGCTCCATAGAAGTCTCCTTCCATATTACACCCCCTACTCTTCTAGGTAGTTGATTGCGTAAGCTGGTACCTCGTAAGCTTCCATCTGTCCAGTTGTTGTATTCTTTCTGTAAGCTGGCATTTTTGAGTTCTTAAGCACAGCTAATAAATCAACGTGTACTCTTACAGGTGTATTTTGTTGTAAATCCATAGCTTTCTTACCTGAACTTACGAACAAGCTACAATCTCTCTCTGCACTATTCAGTGCTGTAATGCTTACTAATTTTTTATTATTATTCTTTGACATTTGTCTTTCCTTGTGTTTTGAATTAAAAAAGGACAAAGGCTAATGCCCCTGCCCTTTTAAAGTTTGTGAACTAGTTAATACTAGCTATCTGATACTTGAGAACCTGCATCTACAGTAGTTCTTGTTGTATCACCATCAGAAGTTGGGTCTTCGTACTCAGCCTCTTGTGTTCCACTTCTATCGAAGTCATTATCAAAGTAATGTTTCTCACTCATATCTTCACCCTCAATTGATTTGTGTTCTAGTCTTACAATCCATGCTTGGTTAAGAATAGTTGCACCAGCAATAGCTGTCCATCCGATTGTTCCGTATTGGTCTAACGGGTCATTTGCACCAGCAGAACCAAGAGGTTTAATCTTAGATTGGATACCACCTTTACCTCTAATTGTTGTTGTAGCGTAAGCGTTCTTAGCCATGATAATTGTCTGTTCGATATGGTCTGCACCTGTACCGTTACCCTCATCATTCATGTCCTCTACGAATCTTACTTGACCTACAGCACCGATTTCTCTTTCGTCAATTAAAGCACCATTACCAGCGTACTCATGTACAGGCTTGTATCCTTTAATTGTGTAAGAACCATCGTCCTCTCTTCTTTCAAGGTCTGCAGCAGTGTAGATAGAACATACACCGATATACGCAGCAGCGATTGGTGTTGTGCCTACTTTATCTGTCCCAGATAAGATACCTGTAAACTTCTTACCACCCTGAGCTTTTAACTTAAGAACACACTCATTAATACCAGCTTCAGTAATAAGAGCATCATTAGTAGCAGCAGCTCTAACTTCAGCAGTTGATGTTCCACCGATGTAAGAAACGTTTGTTCCTGATTTAACTGTGTCTCTTCTTACCTTTTCCATTGTTAACGCAGCGTTATCCCCAAGGATTTCGATAAAGTCAGATTGGATATTTCTAAAATCATATAAGTCTAATCTGTCAGTGTATCTAATGTACTCACCGAAGTGCTCTACATTGTACTTAATTTTCTCTCTAACGATTCTAACAGGTGCTTTTAATGTACCGTTGTATTCAGCTAAAGGAACTGTACTTGGTAAGATATTCTTATATCTCATAGCAAACGCTTCGTTTGTTTCTGAGTTAGCAGGGATTGTCTTTGCAGAACCCCATTTGTCCCATAACGTGTCTGGTACAATTCTCTCTAATAACATCTTATCGTATACAGCGCTTAACTCACCTGTAACTAAACTTTGTTGATTCATCATTTTTGGCATATTTTCTCCTTATGTGCCTACTGGAAGTCCATTTCCAGTAATTCGTCTAATGGTTTGTCCCAGATACCGTCTACACCTAAACCACTGATTGTATCAGGTACTGACTCAGATGATGTCTTTGTACTACCTGCTTTTTCTCTTAATGCTTTCTCAGCTGCAGATACTTGCCTAGTACTAGTCGACTTTTGCTCTGGGTTATTATTGTTAGAGTATCTCTCTTGACCTAATCTTACGTAATTGTCAAGGAGTGTCCCACCGTTTGTTAACGAAGCCTTATATGCTTCAGGTAACAATTCTTGTGCTACCCCACCATTAACTTGGTCTGCAAAAGACCTAAGAGCCTGTGGAGACGCTAGGATTGCATCTTTAAAGTCACTTGGTAGATTGTCTGTCAATGCATTAACTTTATCAGTTAATCCTTCTTGTCCATCAATATACGTAATAACTTCATCAAATCCTGTGTTGGCTTTAGCTTGAGGCAGATGTGCTTGTGGCTTATATTCACCATCAAACTCTTCTACCTCAATTAAGTCAACATCTCCAGCTAGCTTTTTGATTGCTCCAACATTTCCTGCTTTAGCATCAAGTAGTAACTGTAAATCTTCCTCAGATAATGTACCACTTTCAATTAAATGGTCATACTTTGGCTTGTTCGAAGACTTAACTTTTGCAATATATGCCTGAACTTCTTCAGGTGTATCTAAAGCAATATCTAAGCCGTTCTCTTTTACAGTAAGCAAAGGGTCACTAGTGTTATCATCAATAATGTCATCGTCCCCAGACTCATGCTCATCTTCGTCGTTGTCGTTTCCGTCTTCAACTTCATGCTCATCACTTCCTGGCTCCAGTCCACTCTCATCATCAGGTGAATTATTATCATTATTATCATCATCAATAGTGTCATTTGCATCATCCTCTTTCTCTTTAGCAAGGGCGTTTAACGCCTCCTGCTCTAACTCATCAAGCGTCATTCGCTACTCCTGTCTCTAAATTCATTTGTGCTGGCTTTAATATAGAGTCAACTCTATGAGCAGTAGCCTTAGCCTTCTTCTCCTCTGTCTGTGCTGCCTTATATTGAGCATTAGACATTGTGTCAGCAACCTTAGCATCTGCAATCTTAGTTTCATTGACTGTCTTAGATGAGATAGCTTGTATCTCAGCTTGTATCTTAGCCACTTCAAGTTGCTTCTTATTGGATTCAATTTCCATATCTAACAACTTCATTTGTTGCTCAGCAACTGCTAGAGGGTCAGGTTGTGGCACATGGTTTCTGAGCTTAACTGCTTGTTCTCTCATATCCATAAGCTCAAACATATTAGCTACTATATCAGTAACTGTACTAGCAGGAGCCTGCTCACCTAACACTTTAGCTTGTTGCATAAGCATATTCAGATTGTGAACCTCAGCCATTCTATTAGCTTGAGTGTTAACATATAGCTCAACCTTAGTCTTATTACTATTTCTGAATACGTTGATATCTACGTTATCATTCTCCGGATTACCATCATTAGAAAATAGCTCTATGATTTGCTCATCATCTAACCAAACCTCTGACATCACTAACCAATCTTTGAATACTCTAGACCATAGATTAGCAATCTTCCTAACAATCCCTAATGATTTCTGCTGTGCTGTCGTTAATAATCTTTGACCTTTGTCATCGTTATTCTTCGCCGCTTCAGCTCCATCTATCCCTGAACTTTCTTTGTTTTCTCTATTGATTGTCTCTAATAGATTAAATGTACTTGCAGGAATAGGATTCTGTTTACCATCGACTACTCCATCAACATTGTTAAGCATTACGTACTTCTCTCTACGTTGTAGCCTCATGAAGTTCTCTGCATCTATTGAACCATACTGTAGGAACTTAGTTCCACCATTAGCTAAAGCAACACCATCGAGGATACCTCTAATTAAACCATTCTTAACATTCTGCCCTTCTACTAGGAAGTATATCAAAGATTTACCCCATAAGCTACCAGCAGTAGAAGAGAAGTTATCTGTGAAGAATGGTATCTTTTTATTTGGTGTAAAAAGAGGACCACTCTCTAGCATAATATCCTGTTCATGTAGCCAGAATGCATACATAGGTTCTATACCTGTCTTTTCGTCAAGAGTTTGGTGACCAAAGTATTCAATCACTTTCACTTTCTTATGCAGTGCCTTAGAAGATAGATTCATATCAACCGTATCCATAGCTGAGTCATTGTTTCTGTAGTTCTCCAGCGAGCTTTCAGACATCATGTTATTGCCACTATGACCATCTTTGATTTTCTCTCTAACTTTTTTCTTAACTTCATCGGTTAAGTCGTACTCATCTAGTATCTCGTAATAGCTCAGGTATCTCTCTTCACATATCCACCGCATACTATTTTTGCATCTCGCTGCATTATCTGGGATAATGTTTTCATTTCTACAGATTCTAGTACTTGGATTATTCAAGATAACTTCATCTCTGAATTGGTATAGTGTGAATACACCATTACCGGTTTCCTCAACAATTATATCATCTTGCTGAATCACCTTCTCAATATTAATGCCTTGATTCTCTAGCTCAGTAGCTGTGCCTCTAGCCATCATCATTTTCTTTTTAATCACTTCTCTCTTCCAGAAGTTTCTAAGCCATACTGTACCCTCTCTGAAAAGAATATCAGCTATGTCCTCATTCATCTTAAGCCAATCTAAAGCCGTATGAATATTGCTATTAATAAACGACTCAAGCTCAGATGATTCCTGCTTTGTATTACCAGAGTATGGTATCCTAGCAGGGTTTCTATTAGATGTAAATGGTTCAATAACATTAGGCTTTAAGTCCTCGATAATCTTAGCAATCTCTTTAACAAGATGTTTCTTACCTGTACTAGACTTTCCACCTTCATATGCTTGGTTCCATTCTGTGATAAGCTTGTCTATGGTTCTCTTGGTAATCTTACCGTTCTTATAATCTTTTTTAACTATATCAAATAATGTCATACCAATCCCCTAGAAGCTACTTGGAGCACCGAAGTTTGTTTGACCTGTACTCCAACCAGTTACTTCATGAAGTGCCGCTAAGGCATTCTTATATGCTTGAGGTGCACCTGCTGAACCATTGTTAATAGCTAGTGTACTCATCTGAGATAAGTATTCCATACCCTTAACATTCATCTTATCGTCATAAGCAATAGTCATTCTATTCTTTTCTCTCTCACTTGCATGTGCTACTGCTGTATTAGCCGTAACTAACAAGTTTTGATAATCATAAATTGACTTAGTATCTATACCTGTACCAATACTTGATACTCTATACACTGGATACTTCTTACCACTTAACTCTATGTATCCTTGATTGAACATAGCCTCTGTAGTAGACAATTCATTGCCATTAGCATCAATGTATTTGTATGAATAAGTAATAGTTCTTCCACCAAGCTTAGCTAATACTTCTGCAGTTTGTGCATTATACAATGCTTCCTGTGCCGCACTAGTCTTTACTCTTTGTAATATTTCTTGTGTCTCTGCCTGAAGCTTTTCAACTTGGGCATCTGCTACTTTAATTGTAGCCTCATAAGTCATAATACTATCTATATATTCCTTACCTAGTTCGGTAAGCACCGTAGCAACATTCTGTGTATAAATCGTAGCATCTATAGAACCTTTTTTGAATAGGTCTTCCATAGGTGCGATTATGCTAGTAAACATTTCAGCTCTAGCCGCATCCACAGTTTCTTTGCTTCCTGTAGTTGACTGTATCAACTCTTTAATTGTTGATGTATCAATCATATATTCTCCTAAGTTTTTTATCAACCTCATCTTCTTCGAGGTTCTCATAAACATAATCTATACGTCTATCTATCTTCTTATCAAACTCACTTATCTCTGCGTACAGCTCTTCTATATTATTAGAGGTCTCTTCTTGCTCGTCCTTTACGTCTTCCATATCACCTTCTACAATTATGGAACCAACAAGAGAAGCACCCTGTATACCTTGCATTGCAATGTCGGTGTACAACTCAGTAGTTGATGCATATGTAGACGCTTCAGTGCCAACACTAGATGCCTCAGAAGCAAGATTAGCAATTGCTATTATAATCAATATCACTGAGATAATCTTAAGAGCTGTCCTCATCTTTTCTTGGTCAGATTCACTACCTATACCAGCAAACAATGCAACCTGCAATGCCGCAGATGTATATAATAAAGCAGCAGTCCAACCAGAAGCCGCTGACGCAGCACCAGATGTGAACACTATGGCTACAATCATAATAATAGAGACAATGAACCCATCCCATGGGCAAGGTTCCGACGTATCAATCTCTATATTCATCATGACAAATGGTAGCATATTTCTATACTTGGTTGGCATAGCATTATACTTACCTATGTCTAGCTGTTTGTATATAGCATTGTGGTTTAAAATAACTGAGCGACCATTATCATCTAAGCCCTCTTCACTGGTAAAGTGTTTCACACCACCATTAGTATAGCAATCCAAGAAAGTTTGCAGTGGTGGCATATCCCACCCCTCTGTATCTTTAAGCCTATTATAATTTTCCCTTATTCTAGGCAATGACAGTCTTTTATCTGAGGTAACCTCTGAGTCGAAGTAATTAAACCCAAAGTGTATATAGTCTACTATTCCAGGATACTTGACTAGGTCACCAGTGAATAAACCACTAAGATTAAACGTAGAGATAAATTCATCCTCTGTGGCTGTGTTTTCTCCAAAGCTATTATTGCTAAGGGTTTGAATCTCAACGTCTAAGTATTCTAACTCTTGGCTTATTGCCTCATTTATGTAATCAGCTGGGATATGTACATGGACTAAAGCATCAGGTTCATTAGGATGAAACTTCTTGTGGTACTCTAGTAAACCATATGCTTTTTTCTCGAACAGATACAATAATGATGTACCAATACCTAGATAGTCCATCGCCTCAGCAAAATCATTCTGTGACAGATGTGAATACATACCCTCACTAAATCCTACTGCATTGTTATCAGCATACTCTTCCTCAAACCTACTCATGGTAAATGGTTGAAATCCCTTGACCGTTAATCCATTAATTAAAACGTCTGTACTAATAGCAGCAGTAGTAGGGTACAGTACATTAGAGTCAGCACTTATGTTCACTCCTCCAGTAGTACTTAAGTATATGAACAATGGATTAGGATATACCCTATTACCACTAACTCCATATGTGTCAAAGACAGCCTCATGGACTTCACCAGAGTACTGATGCCTATGACCATCTCTGTAGTAATTATTCTCATAGGACCGCCATTCAGAATATGGAAAGAAATAGTGTCTATACCATGTGTCTTGAGAAGAGTTATCCTTAAAAGATGTAGTGTTAAGTATAATACTATATCTCTTATTTAATGTATCGTCTTCATTCCTATCATAAGACATGATAATACCATTGTTACCTTTACGTCTAAATGTATACTTCTCTGCAGCGTAATCATTACTAGACTGCCTTGACCCAGTGTGGTCATTAGGTGAACCTCCTGGTGATATTGGCAATTTCTGTGTGTAAGAATTAAGATCCTGCCTAAATGTTGAGTCAGTATATGTACTAGAGTCAAAGAAGTGTGTATCATGATTAGCATAAGACATAATCTTACTCCAATGCCATGGATATCTAAAGAGTCCATGAATCCAAGACAGATAATTCTTAGTACGTTCTTTCTCAGTTAGTAGAGACATTTCTTCCCCTTGCCATATTAGCAGCGGTTCTTATACCATCTCTTAACTGGATTAGGTTCTTTACAGCTTCACTAGCATTACCTTTTTTAACATTATGCTTCATATTTACAATAGACCTCTTGCAATCTATCCTAGCATAGTGTTGCATCTGTAAAGACTGAGCAAGTTTGCCCATATCGTCATCTCTTAGCTTTCCTTCAAGTAGGTCAGATTGGGCTTCGTTGAGTTTCTGCTTAAACTTTTCATCGCCAACTGCCTCCTTCACAGCAACTTCTATCTTTGCTATATCCATTGTTGTATTAATCATATTACTTTCCTACATCTAAAATCTCGTCGAATAAATCTCCAACGGCATCACCTAATTGTTCCAGAGGTTCAACTATTACTGCTTGTACTACGTCCACTACAATGTCGGCTACTTCGCCAACTATCTCTAGTGCTCCATCAACTATGTCTCCAACTCCATCCATAACATCTTCGACAACTTCCTCAACAAATCTTCCAATGTCCTCTACTAGTTCTATCACCCACTCTACGAAGTCTTCGATAGCTTCCCAAATCTTCTCTAATAGACACTTAGGCTTACGTGTTCCATAGTTTCTATTGAGGTAATTCTTTAGGTCATAAGTTCCCATTAATCCATTAGTACTAGGTATCAAATTCATACCCTCTTTTATTTGTCTGTTTATATTGCCCTGATTGATGCTATCTGCTAATATATGGTCGTAAATATTACTAAAGCCAGACTTGTTGTTGTCCCACTCAGTAACTAGTAATTCAGACACTATGGTACAACACTAGTACCAGTACTTGAGATGACTCCAATAAGGTCATCAGCATCTGTCACTGTGTTGCCCTCGCCAATAAGTTCATTAACTATTCCAACTGACCTATCACTAATAATCTCTCTAGCCATACCCATGTATACCTTAGCTTTGGTAATCTCGATACCTGCTAATACATGATATGCTACTGCATCAATAAGGTCATCATCAAACACAATAACCTCTTCATCGCTAGTTGGCTTAATTGGGTATCTCATCTTCAGACCACCAACTGTACGCATAGATTTTTCATATCCTTCGTCAACTAGTTCCATTACTAGAGTCTTTCTGGCTACCCACATCATCGCAGTATATACTTTGTTATCAATATTATTAGAATTGATAAATGAATCAGTAGTAGTTCTATTCGAAGACTTAGCAATTATATCTTGTTTAAATTCTGCATATGTCATGCATCCTCCTAATCATAGTAATCTGAGAGTGTGCTACTAGGCATCTTAAATGAACCTTTTTGGTCTTTACCACCCATATCAAAGCCTGTAACTCCTCCCATTGGTTTTATTACAAAGCCAGGGTCAAGGAAATTAGCAAGACAATCCATAGCATCATCATGTGCTGTGGTTGCTCCCTCTTTCGTAAACCCTTTCATCTCCATAAGTAACTCAGCTACTCCGGCATCACCTGCATCGTCAGGAAAATGAATCATTCCCTTTTTCATCATAGGTTGTAGCCCTGATATTCTGAACTCTTTAGAATCTATAGAGTTTCTTTCTAGCTCATTATACTGAAAGAATGTTTGCTCATTAAGCATACGTTCTTCCATGAAGTGTGCTAGAACTTGTTGCAGTGCAGCTTTCTCGCCCCTAGTGTCTAATGACTTGAACTCTCTAACGTGCTCAAATAATATATCAAGTGTTTGTGTTGGGTCATACTTACCAACATCACATCTAACTATAAACCAGTGTCCTTGTTGATTAACACCTATTGTGATAATAGAAACGAAGTCACCTCTAGTCTTTTTAGATACAGATATATCTAACGACGTAAAGAAATTCATACCTTCTTTGTTTAATTTATCAACATTGAAATACTTGAAGTAACTATCTTTGAATACTCTAAGGTCTTCATTAACTACCTGAAGCATCATCTCTCTATAGAACTCAGCCTCAGCCTCATTCTCTTGTGCTAGTCTGAATATACGATATATTTCTTGTGGTGTAAACCTGTCTTTCCAAGAAGATATAACCTCTTCTTCTGGCACAGGAAACTCCTCAGCAACAGGAAACATAACCGTCTTAACACTTTCTGACGCAGCTAATGACATTACTAAGTCATCACTAGTCATAGGTGTACCAACAATAAACATCTTATACTTAGTAATATCAACAGCACTTAATACTGTAGAGAAAAACCAAGTCTTTAGTTTCTTACGTTCTAGTTGACTGTATAGGGTGTTATCATTCAGGATATCATCAAAGATTAAAACCTGTGGTCTTTGTCCTGACTTCTTCGTACCCCTCATTGATTGTCCAGCACCTTTAGCTTGAATGTGAATGATGTGTCCTTCTTCATTTGACAATGCTAAATAGTCTACCTTGTCAGCGATAATCTTACCTCTCTTATCACGAGCTAATGTTAGCCGTTCTTGAAGCGAGTCACTATTATCCCAATAGTCCCTGATATCCCTAAGTTGGTCAATCGCTTGGTCTACTGTATCTGAGAAGATAATCATATTAACAACTCTACCAAAGTGTGGCAAGTTACCAGTGTCAGCTATATATAATGGTAGGAAGTTCGACATTACTGTAGACTTAGCTCCTCCCCTGTGTACAATAGCTTCAACAAACTGGTCATCACAACCTACTAACTCGTCCACTATTTGATAGTGCATACGTGGTGTCTTATTGCCACCTAATTGTATATTCATATTTACCCATGAGAAGAACCGTCTTGAAGCATCACCTATTTTGTACGCATCTCTATAAGATGGTCTTTTGCAGTTCTTTAAGTCTCTCATTATTCTATCACATCCACATCAATAATTTCACCTTCAGGTGTTACCATCTTTCCAGCTGCAGCTAATTGGTCAATTTGTTCTTGGAGTTTTGCAGACATGCTTTCTCCAGTCCCTTTCTCTTTCTCAATACCAGCTTGTTCCTCAGCTTTCTCAGCTTTGATATACGGTTGTAGTGCCCTCATAGCTTCGGTTTTATTTCTCGCAGATTCTAATGGGTCGTTGATAATCCTCATTCCCTCTGCAATTATCTGCTTAATTTCACCGATATACAGAGAGTTATCCTCTGGACGCATGAACTTGAATATCTCTTGAACCCACTTAGACCTATGGAGACTACTCGCATTTCTGTCTGCGTGACCTTTATCACACTCAAATGCTTGCATATAAGCCTTGTTCTTTTTCTCTCCATCTAGGCATAACTCAACAAACTTGACAGCTCTCTCGAATCTGTCTTCATCGCTTATACCCAAATACCTACGTAGAGACATCAGCTCTTCGTGCCTAGTCTCATCCATTTTTATTAGCTCACCCATAAGCCTCCTTTGTAATATTTGTTTAACTTGTTGTCTCAAGGTAGCACACCAACTGATGCACTACGTAGAAACAACGGAGGTTACACCGTGTAGGTGTTCCTCGTTATCTCTCCCTTATCAATATGATAAGTGATACTTTTCATTGAACCTAGTCCTCTTCTATAACCTGAGGCTGCTGCCCAGTCATTATTGGGTGCTAAGTTTCTATGACTCTCAACTTTACATAACCTTGTATCAATAACCTTATCTACATGATTATGACCAAAGTGAGAATATCTATGTACTGAATTAGAGAATTGTCTAGACATGTCTAGTGCCATCACTTCCCCAGCATCCTTCATCTTCATACCATCACCATGTGCGAATTGAAACAAGTTTGCTCCAAATGCATGGTACTTAATAAGAGAAGGTGATTCATCGACAATAACTCTGTCTTCATCTTTAAAATAAGCTCTTACTATTTCTCTAACTGCATGACCATTGCTTACATCATGGTTCCCTGCTATATTATAGAAGTATACTAGCTTATGTTTAGTTAATGCTTTCTCAATTGTGTAGATTAAACCCTCATATGCTGTACGTAAAATCTTAGGAAATCTACTATCAACTGATAGATTATGCCCGCTCTTTGGAGTAGCATTCTTAAAATCATCTATCTCTGTAAGGTCCCCTAAGTCAACAACGATTGCTGTCTCAGAAGCTGGCGAATGTTCAACCAAATAGTCTACAGCACTAAGATGTTCCTCTTGTGCTATCTCTAAATTCCAGTCTCTATCACCAGTCTCTTTGCTCCACATTAATGCACCGTAGTGAATATCATTAGATATATACATAGTAGTCATATCACCTAAAGCAACCTGTGGGGTCTCGCCTATTGCTCTTTGAGGTAAGCTAATACACATATCTTCTATAGCTTCCCTCATGGCTTTCAGTTGACTCTCCATCTCGACGTTGGTCTTTACCCAACCTCTTTTAGGTTTACCTTCTTCTAGGTCATAATACACTGATGTACCTTTTAATATTTCACCAACAGGTACTTGCATACCGTGGTCAAGAGGAAGTAGTCCTCTCTTTCTAAACTTAGATATCTTTGCCCTGATTGAATTAGCAGGTCTGTCATATCCCTTCTTTTTAAGCTCGTCTTTGACAGTAGCAATATCACACTTGTGAGCTTTGCATATGTCAACGAACAGTTTACTTGGAATATTATTCAAAGTATTCTCCTGTTGTTTGCTCCGTCCCACCCACCACTAATTATTCCTCAGGTATTCTCCTGATATAAATTATGTGTAGTAGTTCTTCTGCACTAAGTTCCTCTGATACCTGCTCAACTTCTTCTAGACTTATATTTTGTAAAAATCTGTTTAGTTGGTAACCGTCCCATTGAACATATATCCTTTTAAATCCTACAGGTATTTGACGATTATCTATTGCCTCAATAAGTCCAACGTAGTCTTCAAAATGGCAAATCTCAAGTAGATAAGTCCAACCACTACGAGCAGAATTAATACGTCCAAGTAGGGCATGTGGTACATGTCCATTATTATGCTTTCTTCTTACTGTCATAGAAACCACATCTAAGAGTGTCAGGACAGTCTATCTCTAGGCTCGTTCTATCGTGTTTCTTAGCCCACGGAGTACACTCCACAGCCTCAGCCGGACGATAATGTACGCAGTTAAGACAACACTCTTCCAATTCTTCTTCATTTTCTACCTCATCTATTTCTACATCAGGAAACATCTTATCTTTAATACATCCCATACACATAACCTTTCCTTATATCTTGTCACCACACTTTGGGCAGTGTAGCATATAGTTTGGATACCTACAACCGCAGGTAACACATTCCTTAAACTTCATTACTTTCCTTTACCATACATCTCATCAATCATAGCCTTAGCTCTTTTACAACCTCTAGTCTTGGCTGTCTCATAGTTTGGTGCTGTAACATGAATTATTTGTTGTATGTTTTTTATATTTATGATATATAGATTATTATGTGCTTCTTCTATATACATCTCAATACCATCAACTGTGACAGTATCTTTGTTAACTATTTGGCTCATAGATAAAGCCTTGGATATATCTTCCATTTGTTTTTTGTTCATATCTCACCCAATATGTTTGTGTCTCAGGAATGTACGGATACATTTCCCTCATACTTTGCTTTAGTCCACCAAAAGGTTGAATATGTCCATGCTCATCTTCCATTAGAAATGCACCCCATTCACCTTTTACTGTATCACTCTCTTGTGCACCAACACAAGTCATACGTACTTTATTGTCAGCCTTAATCTTAATAGCTAAATTACTTCTACCCTTGTCCTCTATTGTATGGCTTTTATGAAATGCAAATGCACCTTCTCCACCATTAGCCATCAATGCTTTACCATAGATAATAGCCTGAGATAATGTCACAGGATTAAAGTTAACTATCTTAACTCTCTTCATAAATGTCTCAGCAAATAACACTTGCAACTGAGTATGTCTATCATCCCAGTTCATATTACTCATGTCTATAGAGTTAATAGACAACACATCAAATATCTTAATCATACAATTAGGAGCACTAGAAATATACCCTTTACTATATCGAGATACATAGCTAGAAGTAGAACTCTTAGTTCTGTCATTAAGTACTAGACCTGTACTACCTTTGTCATTAAACTCAGCTTCAATAATAAAGTCACCATCTACTTGAATTAGGTCTTCAACTAATTCCTCGATAAGGTATTCTTTACCACCTGACGTAAAGAACCTAATCACATCACCATTCTTATGTATTTGTACATATTGACCATCATACTTAGGACCAACATACCAGTCATTCCTTAGCAACTTAGACTCAGGCACTTTACTTAAGTCTTTCCCTTTGTATTGTTTACGAAACAACTCTTATCCTTTTATTAAATCTATTATATATTCTGCTGTAGCTTTATCCATATAGATAGTACCCAGCATCCAATTATTCTTAACACCATGTGTTCCATACACTTCAAGATTACCAAACCTATCCTGCATAATATAGCAAGTAAGCTCTTCATCAGGTAAGTGCATACATCTTTCGTGCACTATCTGAAGTAATGCTTGAACATTACCATGTATTATTTTCTTATCTCTGCACTCTTTAAATAGCTCTGTCTTCAAGCATCACCTCTGCCAAAGCTATAATCCTATGCATAGCATCTCTTGTTTGTTGAGGATTCTGTGATACTCTAACTTTAGTACCTTTAGTCGTCTTTGGGTCTTGAATAAACTCAGTCTCTATAACCGCTCGTTTATGCGACATTTGCTCTGCATATTTATCCTCATAACCTTGAGCCTTAAATATCTCAAAGTATAAGTTTTCCAGTTCTGATTGCTTCACCATTGCTTAACTCCATTTCGTGTAATATGTCAACTAACTCTGACTCTAACTCATCTATTATATTCTCAAGCAAATCAGCTTGACCTGCCCAATAACTATACTCGCCCCATTCATAAGCACACTGTGCTTTCTTTTTTGTTACTTCTAGCTTTAATTCATAGTATTTGTTGATTCTCTCTTGTAGTTTATCAACCATTCTTTCTCCTCAGCCATTCGGCTTTAACTTTCTCTGTGTCTATCTTGTCATCTTTACGAGGAGCTTCATCTGGGTCTACATAGAGATATTCTATCTCTCCATGCTCTGGGTTTGATACCACAAGCCTCATCCCATCTTCTTTATCCTTGCTTGTAACAATCTTATAGTCACCACCTTTATTCTTAAGTGCCTTATCAAGTACTTCCTTTGGAAAACACATGTTACTATCCAGCATATCTAACTTTGACTGAATCTCTAGTCCATGCTTTGCAAAGAATGCTTCTATTCTATCTAGGCAATCATAGTAGTCATTACCACTTGCCACACATATCCTAGGATACGGTTCTTTCATGCTATATACTATAATGTTTCCATGTGTACTAGTCTTTGAGAAATTTAAAAAAACGGCTATCCCATTGATAACCGCCTTTTTCGATGTAGCACTACCACGGGGTTTCTTCCCGTAGCAAGCTATAGGTTTCATCAGTCTTCAGATACAACTTCTGAAGCTTTTGCTTCTAGCTTTTGTTGTTGAGCTACTTCCCTATCATCTAATACAGAAGATAAGAACCTATGTAATGCACTTCTAGCTTTAAGACCTTCATCAACATCTTTTTGAACATCCTCAGGATACATTGTTAAGTTGATACCATTAGCTAGCACAAATCTATTAATGTATTCTTCCATAATAAGATTTTTAAAGTCTTGATTTTCTAGAAGTCTATCTAAAGCCTCAGCTCTAGCTTCGAACGAATCGAATACCGGAGCTACTTTCTCTAGTTTACCATACATTATACTAAGTCCGCTGCTGCTGCTGCTGCTGCTGCATTTTCTTCTGGAGCTGGAGTTTCTGATGATGGTTGACCACCATTTGCTTTCCATGTTTTGTATGCTTTTGTTTCATATGGTTTTAAGTTTGTTCTAACGTACTCAATTTGTTTAGCTTCACCATTGATTGCAGCTTCAGCAATTGATTGACCTGATTCCATGAATGTTCTATTTAAAGTTTTATCTTTTGATTCTTCGTTGTTGTATACATCTAATTTTTCCTGGATAGCAACATTGATAATTTTACCTGTACATTCTGAGAAACAATTTCTTTGCTCATTTTTCTCTTTAGATACTTGTAGAGGCTGAGCTGCAATTGCACCTGTCTGCATACCACATACTTGAGCAAATTCCATCCATTTCTTGTACTCTAAGTTGTCTGCACCTGAGTGCCATTTTGGTGCTAACATAAGTCCAAAGATGATTGCTCTGTTACCTGTCCCAACTTCTTCTAAGTAAATATCACCCTTAGGGTTTCCTTTTGCATCTGTCTTGTGTTCTACACCTAATACTTTACATTTGTGTACTCCAGTTGTGATTCCTGTTGCTCCTGCTCCTGCAGCTGCTTCTGTGTCCATTACGAATTGATAACCTGACATTTTTATTCCTTGTTTTAATTTATTTTATTTTGTTATTGTTTTTGTTGAGGTTCGACTATACGTCGATATCCTCTGACTCTGCTTTGATATCTGGGTTGAATCTTGCTGTCTCACCAGTTGTCATAGCTTCTCTTGTGTAAGACGATGGTGCTTCTGATAGTGCTTTTAAGTTAACACTCTCTGCATTTAACTCTCCACCTTTAACTGAGTCACCAGCGATGAATGCAGCAAGTGCTTCTTCACCTAGTCTCTTAGCTTCTTTTTGAATTCTGTATTGTACTTTACTACCTACAATAGTAACATACTTACATTTACCATTAGAGAATACCATCTCTTCTTCTGGGTAATAATCCTCAGATAATCTATCCCAGTGTAGTGTCTCACCATCTACAACTTTAGTAGGATTCTCAATTTGTGAACCACCCTTCTGTGGCTTTACTACTGTAAGTAATTCTTCAGCTGTAGTTTCACCTGCTACTACTGCTTTAACTGCTGCGTATACGTTACCTTTGTTAAACGTACCTTGTAATGTTTCTAATGCTTCGTGCATATATTTCTTCCTTATTTTGGTCTTGGCATACTAGCCAATCTTTCTGAATGTTGTTTAATGTATTCGCCTACATCACCTGTCCCTTGAATATGCATAAGACTCTTACACACAGTCGTAAGCACTCCGAAATTACTAAGACCTAACAAGACAATTACTGCTTCACTTCTCTGACTTATTCCGTCTAATACCTGCTCATTGTCTAAGTCTAATCCTAGTATTCTTAACTGGTTAGTGAACCTCTTCACCTTCGTTGGATTACCATTAAAGTAATGCAACAAAGCCTGTCCAAATTCTTTCTTTTTATCCGATATTGTTCCGCTCATAGTACTCTTCCATAGCTTTGAACATAGCAACGCCATCATTTGATACTTTATTAGGGAACATACCTACTGGTGCTTTAGCTGAGTTCTTCTTATTAGCTTTATACTGCAAGAAACACTCAATCATATCACCCTCTTCAACGTCCTCTAATACTTTACCATTTGCATTTGTATATGTTGGCATATCTTCTTCAGCGTACATTGGTTTAGTGAACATAACAACTGTAAACTCTTTTTCAATATTACCAAACTTAAGCTCTTTAGCTTTAACCTTAACATATTGTTTGAAGTCCATAGTGTTAGGGTCTTGTCTCTCTGGTATACCCATAACGATTGCTCTTTGTGGTAATTGTTTAATAAGCATAAGAATCTCAAATAAGTGCTCATTGTACTTTTTCCATTGAGTAAAACCTTGATATACTGCATCACAATATCTATCCACAAACTCTGTAATAGATGTAAAACTATCTATACATACATAGTCATAAGTGCCATGCTTTGGATGCTCTGGGTCTGCCTGTGCTACTAATGCTTTTAATACCTCTACTGTAGTCTTAAAGTTACTAACATAGACATTCTTGAACTCATGTGCGTTACCAAATGGCAATACCTTGTTCTCAGTATTTAATACACATGTTCTACTAGCTGGTAGACCCTCTAGTATCGATGACTTACCTGAACCAGTGTCACCAACTACTAATATAGGTGCATGCTTCATGCCATTGCTAAGATAAGTTTTTTCATATCTTCCTCCTTAAGTGATTTTGATATCAGCTTCCCAAATTGAATGTTCATCATCCAACGGGATACCTGTTTCAATATCATATGTTACATATACACTGTCAACATCTGACTCAGGCATATCATACATACGAATTGTTATAAAGTGTTCATTCCATGCTTCAACTTTCATCTTATGCATAGTTAATCTCTGGTTTTTGAACCTGATTTTAACTTCATTTACATTATCATTATATACAGTTATGAATTCCATGGTAATATCCTCTCTCCATCAAACCTATCCATACGAACCAGCATATGGTTGACTTCAAGCTCGACTCTACTGTCGAAGTACTGCTCTAAATCATCAAGTGTAGCCTGACCATTTAACTCTATATCTATAATTGTGTTAGCTGTCTTTGCTCCTACTCCCACTGCTCCCTGAATGTTGTCTGTGCTATCACCCATAAGAGTCTGTTTTAAATACCACTGCTCTATTTGTTGTTGAGACCTTGGAGTATTCCAAGTCCTGCTATTGTAATCAAAGCAATATGTTGGATTAGCATTAATCACGTCCTTATCAATCGCAGCTACTAAGTAATTATGTTCTCTAGCTAACCAGTTTACATAATCATCAGCTTCTGCCTTTGGGTGTATTCTACATATATCTGGGATACGCTGGAGTATTAACTTCTTGAGTTCTCTAATACCTTGAACTTTATTTGGCTTCCTATTTGCCTTGTATCCACAATCAACTAACTCACCTTTTTTGTTTTCTCTGAACATTACACCACTAGGGCTGATGTCATTCCTGAATGATTTACGAGGACTAAGGCATATAACTGCATTAACCTCATCACCTCTCTCATATCTATATAGACCAATGTTATCATCTAGTCCTCTTGAAAATAACTCAGATTTAATCTTAGCTATTTCACCACAAAACTCAAAATATGCATTCTCTATGTCAAAGTTTGTACCATCTTTATCTTGTGACCTATGACAAGCTTTATAGACTAAACTATCAGCATCTATCGCTATGTTATATTTCATTTGTCATATCCTTTCGTGTCGTCCCATTCATCATTGTCTTGCATAAAGTCATGTACTTTGCAACCATATTCTATCTCAATCATCATACAAATGTTTACTAATGCATGACCAAGATGTGGATGCCCAGACTCTTCATCGAATTCATCTGAGTGATGCTTGAATAAATGTCTCAATGTTGCACTAAGTAAATCCTCTGTATCACATTCTTTAAAACTATCCTTATTTGGATACTTCTCTTCTGCCCACTCTCTTATTTTAGATAACATTCCCATACTAGTTGGGAAATATAATATCTCTTTTAACTCAGGTTTACCAACTTTAATTTTATTCTCTACCATCATTTTCACCTATTTTATATCCTATTATAAATCCTATTAATAATGATATTACTGCCCAAAACAGTGATATCCAAAATACACTTATGTCTAAACACATTGACCTATCCTTACTTCTAAAGCATCCATTGGATGTACCTTTGGTATACCTCCTTTTGCTTCTATGTATGCACACATTAACTCCCACTCTCTTATCTGACTAAGTCTAGTCTTCTCTGGTTCTAATGTATTAAATATAGTTTCCATAAAAGACTTAGCATATGGTATATAGTTGTAGTATCCATCTTTTCTCTGTGGTATATCTCTAAAACCTGATTTTTTTAACCACACACCTACAGCAGTAGAATTAGGTAATGAATAACACCATTGACATAGGTATTCTTTCATCTCTAATATATACTCTCTAAACTTTATAAACTTTTCAAAATCTGAACCAGTAAAGAATCCTTCGAATATAAACTCGAACTTTTCTTTTGATGTATGCTTCATCATATGAAAATAATTCTCTTCTTTGCCCAAGTCCCTTGCTAATCCTCTGAAAGAATCATCTGAATCCAAATAGTCTAGTAGACTAGATATCTTATCAGGGTTGAACTCACATAATTGTTCCAATATTTTCTCCATTTAAAGAGCAGGCTCGAAAGCCGACTCTAGATATTACTGGGATTCCTCCCGTTGCCACTTAATTATTTTAGACCGTTAAGCGACGAGGGTCTTTACTAGAATTTGTTAGCGAAGTTCCATACTCCGACTCCGGGGCTTATTTAAAGTCGCTCCTTCGATAGCATACGACTATATTAGCAACTAGTCTATTCCTAGCAGTCAACTAAAAATATAAAAAATATAATCTGGCTTTAATAGTTACCCTTGATTTTCCAAGACCAGTTTACATTTCCTCTCAGCTTTCTCTGCAATAATATACTCTTCCTTCATAGAAAATATGTATAACCCATAGATGGTAGATGAAGAATACTTGTCAAAACTTCTTCTTATATCTTCTTTTATTGCTCTGAATCTTTCCTTAGGATAATGTACCTTTGCAAATCCAATCATCTTTTTCTTTGCTTTTTTATTAATTTTAGCTATCTTTTTCTTTTGTTCTTTTGTTAACTTCACTAGTATGCCCCAGTCATTGCCCTAAGCTCAGCCTGAGCTCTATCAAAGTTTAAGTCCATTCTTTGTCTCTTTGTTAACTTAGGTGTTCTAACACCACCAATTGCATTAAATGGTATTGTGTGCAATGTATGGATAGGACTTCTCCTAGTAATTGCATTACCTAATAAACTCTTTGTTAGAGGTGGTAAATTATTGTAAACCTCTCTATCTATTTTCTTTGACATATTATTCCCTTCCATATGTTTCTTTTCTTTGCGACTCGAGACTTCTCTCAAATCCACTTCTCATAGTTCTATGAGGGTTCTTTTCGTTGATATCATCAGTCAATTCTTCGTTTAAATCATAACTAAATCCCATATCAAAAGCTTGTTTCATAGCTCTGAATAATGCATCATGAAATCCTACATTTGCCTGATATGCGTACCAAAATACTTCCTCTCTATTTGCCCAAGCTAAGTCTCTCTCTTGTGGAGTTACTTTCTTTTGCACCTTTGTTTCTACTCTCAGCGTTTGTATAATCTCAGATACTGGTACTAGGTCTCCCTCATTTGAATACACTTCTCTATCATTATACCCAAAGATACCTTGACTTTGTGGTAAATCATCAGGAGCTAACATATCTAAATACCTAGCTATAGCTTTGATTAGTTCTTTCCATTTAGTTCCATCTACGTTAATAGCAATATCACTCTGAAGTAATATTCTGAACTTATATGGATTATCCTTGTTACTAGTTCTAGCCATGTGGTATCTATAATCCTGAAGCATATCTCTAGCTTCATCAATTGTAATATCACTATCATCAACATCTAGGATTATAAACGAAGCATGAGATTTGATATTGTCCTTACCCCTAATACCACCAGTAGGATTCTTCAACGTTGTCGTAGCACCCTCTTCTAATGTTTGAAACTGATGTGGATTAAATACACAATCATGACTTAGTAGATTAGCTAACTTATCCCACTTAGTAGTTTTTACAGTATAACCATCAACAATAGAGAAAGACCTCTCTTGCTTAGCTGCATCATATGCTGACTTCTCATCCATACCCATTTTCTTGTACTTATCTATATCTAATGGTGGTAACATTTTGAACGATACAGGCAAGTCTTCATCTTTGTCTAAGTAGTTATACTTCTCATAAGATAACTTCCCACTTAATACTTGGATTTGTCCTTCACCTGCTAGCTTAGAATTAGCTAGTCCTACCATCTCTTCTACTCCCTTAGTAGATTTCAACCACTCTTTCTTCACTAAGTCGTGATATGTAAGAGGTTGTCCTCCCTCTAAGAAGTAGTGTACCAATTTCTCATAAGGTAAATTCTTAGCCATCGCTACAAACTTACCTATATCTTTAGCAGATAACTCTGCTGAGTATATAGCTTCTAGCACCTCTTTCTTTGTAATCTTCTCAGATTCATTCCATATAGCATATGCACCTGCTAGTTTAATCATCTTCCAATGTCTGTGTGCTTGCTCTAGTTGTTCCACTTCGTTATCTTCGTCGATTTGCTTAGCTAATAAGTCGCAATATTCTTCGTATACTTCCCATAGCTCTAACGCTTCATCATCTAACTCGATGTGTACCTTCTCTTGTTTTAACAACTTACCTGCTACACGTCCAGATACAGTCCCAATCTCTTTCATTGCTTCATCTTGAAACTCTTTCTTTTCTCTCTTTAGCTTAACTCTTTTGAGAATGTCTGTTTCATTTACCTTTTCTTCTTTGAACATAGGGTATACGAAATAACATCTTCTACCTAATTTTGAGATGAATTCTAGTAAGAACTTTCTAAGTATTGAGGCATCCTCTAAGATACCTTTCTCAGAACCAATAAAGAGTCCATTCATACCCATACCATATACAGGTTCTGACTGAAGCTCTTGGTCTTTGATAATCTTAACCTTACAATCACCATCGTCAAACAATTGAGATATTACCTCTACATTAGGAACAAAGTCAGGGTTAACTGCCAATGCTGTAGATACCTCATCAACTATCATCGATGGTAATCCTATACCTTCATCTTTGAAGTCATTAAGATTTGCTAGTAGACCCGGAACTGTAGATAAAGCATTAGATAAAGGCTTAAGTGTTCTAGCTGGTATTCCCTCTAGCTTAGCCTTCTCTAGTTCTCTCTCTTTTCTCACATGTTCTACTACGTCTAGTCCTGGTCGCATAGCTTTTTCCATCTTAATAACAGATGATGTTTTCTTAGCACCTGATTTAGCTAAGATAAATCCTATCATATTTATAGGTGGAGTGTTAGTCTCACTTAATGCTAGTTTAGCGTGGAAGTGTCCAGCTAATGATGCCATACTAAAATTAGCAATTGCCAATGCCATCTTGTAAGGGACTTCCTCATCTAGTATACTAACAAACTTCTGAGCCATTCTATTCTCGTTCTTCTCAAACGCACCTTGTTGTGTAAGGTAAGCTTTAGCTGACTTAATCAGCTCTTGCATTTCCATCTTATCTTCCATGACAGAGCCTAAATTAAATCGCCATAGTAATTTTCTAATATATCACCAAGCAACTTCCTGTTTTTGTACTCTTTAGGTAATATTAATGAATAGCTAACAGCTCTAAGATATGCCTTACCATCCATTATATTGATATAGTGAAATGCCTCATCTTCTCTCCATCTACCATACTTAATAATTGCATTAATATATTCCTTAACCAAACCATGCTCTTTTATTATGTTATACAGCTTAGTATCCGCAGTAAAATCTACTACAAATTCATACTTACCATCTAATGCTTCATGTAATTTTTTGTAATCCGTTGCTAAACGAGTTATATCACGCCAAAATGTGTGACCTTGCTTTGAATCTTCCCAACAAAATGCTGATTGAATATTTAAAACAGAATCTTTGTCTTCATTTTGCCTAAAAAACTCAGTCTCAAACAGATTCTTAATCCCTTTATCCTCTAGGAATTGTTCTAGGTATTTACACCTATACTCTAACTTCTTCTTCTTTTTATGGAACAACGTCTCCCATAGTGTTTCAATAAACCAAAACATATATTATCCTTATCGTCGGGGACAACCCCCGTTTTAATTATAGTGCGTATCACGTACACAAGCGAAATGTCGACCAAACGAGCGAAGCGAGGTGGTCACATTTTTAGCGCAGTGTGCAAAGTGATGAAAGCACGACCAGATAGCGTACGCTAACCTGACAGAGTCATTTCTAAGACTTAGACTCTATCGTCTTTGATTCTAAGATATCATCATCATTAACACAAAAGATTGCGACAATACCCTCTTTGTCTAACAGAATAATATCAGTGTGTTGATGGTCATGAATTGCCATCTGAATCCTATTGATTTTTCCGAATTCTCTAGTAGTCATACCAGGTTCTAGCACTAAAACCTCATCCGTTGTAGCTCTTCTGAATGCTACCTTGTCCATATCTATATATCTTTTACTCACGATTAAACCTTTTCATTCTTCTTATTCTGTGTTCTTTGATACCAAATTTAGTAAACACACCATTGTTCATTGCTATAAACTTGTAAAAGTTACTATCAGTTATATCTATAAATGATACTGCATACATAACTCTAATCTCTCTACCTTTAGTAAACTCAAGAAGCTCTATCTTCTCGCCCTCTAGGAATTCCCTATGTAGCCTACCTTGTTTTTTGTTGTACTCTAGACCTAACTTTATACTATGTTTTAAATCTTCTATTTCTGACAAGAGTATCGCCCTCTCATCTGTACCTTTCATAGATAAGTCTTTGTCCATCTCTTTTAAGTCTTCTTCTGACCGTCTTAAGCACGTATGTAGGAAGCCTAAGCTTGCCGATGGAGACCAAAACTCTGTATTTTCTATCATTCTTAAACCCTTGAACCTCTGTCCTTGACTACTATATATAGCCTAAATATATTAAAGTAGTTAATTATTATAGGTACAGTTATATCTTTCCATTTTTAAAATGTTCAATATAATTATACCACAATTAAACTTAACCCAAACTTAATGTATTATAAATTTTACCTTAAATTTTATAACTAACATTCCCTTTCTATCTTACGTAGATTCTTTAACGACGTCTTAAGCAGCGCCTTTTCTCTTGCACTAGCATCTTGCTCTAGTCTTCTCTCTTCTAGCTTTCTAATGATTAGATTATAAGCTTCTCTTGTCTTTTCATCCATACTTCTTTTTTCCTTTGTATCTATTTTAGTTTGCCATTATCTCATGACTAACTAAAGACCTCGTTCTAAGGTAGGAGAATCCCTTGTCTTGAAGCCTTTAATTAATCATGTACTCATCTCATTTTTTTATAAGAATGTCCCCCTTAATTTTCCGACCAATTTTTAAACGATAATTTTTATCCATTAAAAATGTCCGACCAATTTTTTTACGACCAATTTTAAATGATAACTATTATCAAAAAATTTTGGTCGCACTTTTAGGGGGTATATTCTTGAACTATTTAAACTTAATTAAACCTTAAACATTTGGTAATGTCGAAGGCATCTTTAGATTTTCAAAAGTTGTATCTCTATTCAATCTAGCGTTTGCAATCATCTCATATTTAACCTCAGCTGTAATCTGTGCTAAATCTTGGTCTGAACATTCAATACCTAATTTATCTAATACACCTCTAATTGTCTTTGCGTCTTTCTTTGCATAACTACAAGCCTCTGCCCACATTTCTTTTGGGTCTGTACTATACTCTCTCTCTTGTCCTTGGTTTTGTCCATATTCTTTTAATGCCATTTTCATTCCTTTGTTTTTTTTCAATTTATTTCAAATAAAGATTTACATCTTATTCATTAGAGCGGACAGCGAAGCAGTCCAAAGAAAGCCCACCAACTAAGTATCAGTTTATAGAGGCGAAGCCGAAGAATAAGTCGGGAAACAAAAACGATTCACGTTAGGGAACACAGGTCGTTAGACCCGTGTATTATGCTACTGCGTACTTGCTATTCATAATCATATCAGCAGATAGATTACCTTTATTAATCACGATACCTTGCACATCTGTCTGTCCCTTGTTCATTTCTATGTCTTGGATAATATCCTTTAACAAGTCTGAGTCTAGGATAGATATAAGTGTCTGTTTATATGACTTAGCCAATTTATTTACATTGTTATAGTGTGCTCCGAAAGAGTCATGTGTTGTGAACACTGGAAAGTCATTGTTTAAGATTAGACATCTAGCTACATACCCATCTACTGAGTGAACAATATTAGGTGCCATACCTGCTGACTTCTCTTTCTTACCATATACTTCAATCTCTTCATTGATATGTACTCTTGTACCCTCAACAGTAGTGATTGTTTCATTGAATGTAACCTCAGATTTAACATCGTACTTAACCTCGAAACCATCAGGAAGATTCCATCCATATGTCTCGATATCTGCACTATGTAGTCTCTGTAGTTGGTTCATTAATGTTAATGCGTTAGGTGCTAGTTTCTTAAGAGCTTTGTCAAATAACTGAATAGCCATATCAGTAGCTTCATCCATATCAACATTAAATGCCTTAGCAACTGCCTTTGCCATGAACTCACCTGCTCTAGCTTTACCATATAATGATGTCATAAGAGGTTTCTTTGCATCATTTCTAGTAAGAGCTTTAGTTCCTAATGCTTTGTTCATTTCATCAGCAATCATTTGGTATGCATCATACCTGATATCCTCACCTGCCATATTAGATAGCTTAGCACTTTGAATATCTTTAAGTAATACTGCATACATTTGTAGTGCTTGGTTACTAGCGTCAATGTTAGCTGTACCCTCAACCATCTCACCTCGACAGTTAGCAGACCAATCATTGATACAGTTTCTGAACTCAAGTGGTGATTCAGCAATGTCATAGATTTGCTCTATAGTCCAACCTTTCCACTCGTTGATGTTCTTATCAAACATTTCAATCTTCTCTTCGTTCAATAGCTTGTCATGACCTAGCGAGTCAATAGCATATATCTTAAGAGCTTCTTCACCATCAGTAGTAAGATATTCATATCCTACTTTAGCTTTAAGTGAACCTTTCTTAATTGAATTACCTTGTGGATTAAAGTTATATCCTGTTGGGTACATTCTACCTCTGTGGTCAAACCTCCACTCAAAGTAGAATTCTTTATCTTTCATTGCTTCGTAATCAGCTTTTGCCGATAGAAGAATAGTGTTAGCTTTATCATTAGCATCAGCGTCCGTATTACCATCAGCTTTAAACTTATCGTATAAGTATGAATATTCTACATTGATATCATCTCTTGATTCCCAAGCCAATGATTGTAGCTTGTTAAGTGCATCAAGTGCTCTCTGAGAAGTTTGCTCTGCACCTTTCTTAGTTGTCACTTTTCTCTTTCTCTCTAAATATCCACCTCTTTGCTCTGGTGTCCAATCATCAGGTCTACACACTAGTGGTAATCTAAATGTAGTTCTCTCAGCTAATAGATTAGTATCACCTGAGAATGTCAACATACTTCTTAAGTATGTAAATGTCTTAAACATATTCTCACCATCTATCTCAATAAGTCTCTTCTTGTGTGTAACTTCAAATAATACACCATCAAATAATCTTAGCATTTCTATCGCAAAGCTATGTGATTGCTCATGAAATAACCTCTTGATGAATGCATTTCTATAGATACTTCTAAAGTATACAGATAGAGGAACTAAATGTCCTTTCTCATTTACCTCGAATTCAGATAATGCTTCATTACCTATTACCTTCAAAACCTCAACCAATGCTAGTTCTGCATCTTCATAAGATATCTCGAACTCTACTACCATCTTATTTGCTATGTCAGATAATCCATCTGCATATGCTACTACTTCCTGCGCTACTGACTCATTATACTCTGCGAATGAGTATCTCTTCTCTGTATTTGTTTGTAATTCTCTATTTGTTAACATAATATTCTCCTAATGTTATTGTTTTGTTACGTCACTATGACACCTACTTGCGTACACCATAAAGCCATCCGTTAGGATGACTCTAGCTATGCGCTATCTAAAGTTTGTTTTTATTGCTAATGCTATTATTATTATCAATAGTACTATACTTATTGCTTCCATCATATCCACCTTGCTACTTTCGACCAAAATATCTCGCTTAGATTAGTCATTTTTTGTCTTTTATCATCATATAACCATATGTGTTGACACATAAGGTCAAGTAATGCTCCTGCTATTATTGCCATAAGTATTAATATTCCTAGTAATTCCACCTCTTATCCTTTAAAATATTCTGAATAATGTTCTAGAGTTTGTTCTACACCATATCTTAAGACACATTGGAAAAGCCAGTTTTCCCCGTATTCTCTCATGAGTTTTAGTCTTAATCCATCAGGGAATAATACTGTCGGGAAATCATAATCAGGATGAACTGATGCTATGTTGAATAGCTTGTACTTTACATCATTCTCAATGTAATGAACACCTTGTTTGTCTAGTTCTAGTACTCTGTCAAATTGAGGAAACTTCTTTATTATTGATTTCATGAAGTTTTTAGCAAAATACTCTTCCTCATGAAACACCATCTCTTCGTCTATACTGTATTCTCCATATATTATTATCATTACTTTGCTCCTATTGCTGGTATTTGGTATGCCTTAGAGTATGCACTCTTATATTCTAATAAGAATTGACTCATAATATTAAACATTTTATCATCCATATCTACACACGACGTAAACCATATAAAATGGTTACTATCACACTTACTTACAACATAATTTATATGGTCATTTATAAACAACCAATCCATTAGCTCTGTATCATGGAAGATACACCCATTGTGTCTATTTATTTCTACTTTCATAGTTTCTCCTTAAAATCTATGTTGTTGTTGATTTTCTAGGATAATCCTAGATGCCATTTGCCTAACTTCTTCTATACATATATCTGTTAAGAGAAGACCTTGTTGTTTGGTTAGTTCTAGCATTTTGTAGAACAACTTCTTAGCATCAGAAACCTGACGCTCACTTAGCTTAGAACGATAGTCAATGACCTCGCACTTCACCTTTTCCTTTGTATTTGCATCCTTCTTAAACAACATGATTAGTTAACCTCAACATCAATGATGTCATCTTCTACTCTGTAGAATCTTGGCTTTCTTTTACCACCGAATAATACTGGAGCAAAGAACACAACTAGTGATAATGCATTACACATAACACCATACAATGCCCAAGTCATTGCACCCTCAATCCCTGCGATACCAAAATACACTGCTACTGCGTAACATACCCAACCTAAAACATTTAATAATACACTTAAAACTAACATCTGAATTCTCCTTTTGATGTGAAACATTGCCAACACTGGCACCAATAACTAAGGCAAAGCCTTTCCATATAAACAAGCCTCGTCAGAGGCTATGCGAAGCATAAGATTGTTGTCATAGATGTAGTTATAGTTGTAGATATATATGTAGGCATAGGTACAGTTGTTATGGTTGAGGCTGAGGAATAGTTGTTTGTGATGAGTCGATAAGAATAGTTGTTATACAACTGGCAGTTACATCAGAGGTTGTTAGCGTTGTTGTCACCTAGCTTGTCTAACATATGACCAGCGT